CTTCCAGGCGCTTGGCAGCCAGCGAGTCCGGTGCGCCTTCCTTTTCGATGTCGTTGTCAAAGGCGTCCAGCTCGTCCAGCAGGGCAACGTCCACGGAGATTCGACGGTAGTTCTTCGCGGCCTTGCCGCCGCGCACGCGCAGAAGCGAACCGATGAACTTCTTCTGCTGCAGGGTGTTGTCTTTGTGCCGGGCCAGGTAGGCCGGGAACACCGCCCGCATGCACTCCACGTCACGCAGCATGGGCTCCAGCTCCGACTTGACGAAGTCGTCTGAGTCGTCGTCAGTCGGCTGCCAGATGCATTGGTTCCGGCGTCGGTGCTCTGCGTTGTAGCCAAGGAAGGCCAGGAGGATCTTGGTGTAGCCCACGCGCGCCGACTTCTTTACCGAGACCTCGGCCACGTCGTCGTTGCTGATCACTGCCATTAGGCCGCGCTGGAACGGCCAGGGTGTCCACTTCTGCTCAACGTAGCTTGACTCAGCAGACAGGTAGAAATGCTCCCGAGCCCACGCCTCAAGCGTGATGGGCTCCTGCACCGCCCATGATGCTAGTCCGCGCTGCAGATGCCGTTCTACGGCCTGCAGCTGGCTGGCTTCGATTCCTCGCAGCAAGGTCACTGGTCATCATCCTCAGTAGTGACGGGCATAGCCGCGCCGGCGTCCGCATCTGCATCGTCGTCGGCATCCACGTCAGCCAGACGCATGGATGCGGCGAGATTCCGGGCCTTGGCGACAATCTGCGTGACCACATCGAGGTCGGAAGCTGCGAGCTGCGGCAAACGACGGCGCAGCGTCCCTGGGATGGTTTCAAGAATGCGACCCGCCCGCGCGCCGACCTTCGACAGCACCTGTTCCATGAGGTGCGCTGGCGCCAGCTCGCCCCGGGTCACAGCGTTCTGCATTGCCAAGCGGTCAGCCTGCTCTCGCGCCAGCCGGGCGCGTTCGGCGGTCAGGTCTTTCCCAGCCTCACCGCCACGGCCGGCAGCGACTTCGCGGAGATGGTCGCAATAGGCGAGCAGCCATTCATCGCCAGCCGCTCCGTCAGCCAGCACGCCGCGACGCACCAGGTCGCTGACTGCCTGCTGGGAAATACCCACCAGATCGCCGAATGCACCCTGCTTCATCGGACTGCTCAGATCAGAAACCACTACAACCCCCTTGGAAATGCGTCATGACTAGCGAAAAACTGCGCGACCGAATACCCGTGGAATCTGAGGCCGGGGAGGACCCATTGGCCTGCCCTCTCCCCCCTGCCCCTCCCGCCCGACCAACCGCACGATGATTCGCGTGGAACATGCCAGCCGTCCGAACCGTCCAAACCATCAAGGCAAGGTCTGGACGCCCGGAACCCGCACCGTTTCTAAGCTGTCCACACTGTCCATACCGTCCACACCTATTTTTTTGATTTGAGTAGTTGAGGGCCGGGGCGATGTGTTGGTACATGTACGCGCGCGAGAAATGGTGTGGACGGTCAGGACAGCGCTGTCGCAGTAGGCGGCAGGTCTGGTCAGTGGTTCGGACGGGTGTGGACGAAGCTGGAGAGGTCTGGTCAGAAGTCAGGTCCACTGGGGCCCTCCCGCCTTGATCGCTGTACGGTTGCCAGCCAGTCATCGATTGCGAGGCCAGGCCTGAACCACCGGGGCTCCCGACTACCGTCATCGGGCCAACGCCTGCGCTGCTGCTCCCAGCCCAGAGTCTTCATGATCGAGGCGACCCGCATCTGCTCGGGCTTGCCGTGCTTGCCAGGCTCCAAGCCGATGGCGTACGTCAGGAGGTTGTCGGTAGTCGCCCAGTCGATCTGCGGCGCCATCGCCAGTCGTGTCGGGTACTTGCTCGGCTCCATCCGAAGGTCGAGCCACTGCTCGACTCGTCCTTCCCAGCTGTCGCCCACGTACCTGCTGGCCTGCTCTTCCTTCGCGTCTGCCGGCAGCTCCCACCACTCGAACCCAGCGTTGAACATGGTCACAGCCTCGGCCCACAGCTGGTCGCGCAACGTCGCGATCTCTGCGATCTGCACGTCGCCGTCTGTTCGCACGGGGAGGAAGCGCCGCCCACCGGTCGGGTCGCGTAGGTACTGATGCTCGTTCGTGGTGCCGGCGAACACGCATTCGCGGCGGTAGGAGCGAGGCACGCGCTCGTACGGCGCTCGGAACTTGTCCACGCGCCTGGTGATGGCGGTCTTTACGCTGGTCACATCGGCCTTCGAGAACGAGTCCATCTCGCCGATCTCGACGCCCCACGCACCTTGGATGACCTGGTAGAAGTCCTTTCCGCTCGGAGATTCGCTGGTCTCGACAAACCATTCGCTGCCGAAGATCGCGCGCAGGGCGCTCGATTTCCGCTTGCCCTGCTCACCTTCCAGCACCAGCATAAAGTCCACCTGTGCGCCCACGCTGGGCTGCTTGGCGTCTACCCATAGGATGCGAGCCACGGCACTTACCATGAAGCACTGCGCTGCGCGCAGGCTGTAGGCATTGTCCGCCGCACCAAATAGCTCAACGAGCATGCGCTCGACGCGGGGCACTCCATCCCATTTCAAGGCACCGAGGTAGTCCTTGATGGGATGACGGCGGTGCCGGCGCGCGACAGCGATGACGGCCTTCAACACCAGGTCATCGCTGCACTTCATCCAGTAGCGCTCCGGATGCTGCAGCCAAGCCGCCAGCTCGTAGGCATCCGAGTCGATGAACTCATCCCTGCTTCCACCTGTCCACGGTGGATCTCGGTGCAGCTTTACCTGATTACTGGAGTCGTTGAGCCACCACAGCCCCTTAAGCCGATCATCGTTCTCCATGATCAGAATCAGGTTGTGCAGCGTGCCCTCGACATTGCCATCGCGATTTCTAGTGAGGTGCTCCTTCCAGGCGTTGGGGTCTACCCCGCCACCGCCTGGCGGTGGCGCACCGCCACCATCGATCACTGTCATCCTGCGCCTTGTCCCCACGCTCATTGCCGCATTGCCTTTTCGTAGCCCCGCGCCAGGCGCAGGTATTCTCTTGCCCGCTCCCGGCGCAAGCGCCGAGAGTGCTCATATGGGTTGTCCAGGGCGGCCTGCGCCGCAGTTCGGTAGGCGCGAGCAAGCTTCGCGTTGGAGTGCAGCAGACGTTCCTCCAGCCTCCTGTCATGCGCCATTGGCAGCCACCACGTCGACCTCAACGACCCGATTCGCCGCCCAAGCGGCGAGCTGCCGAGGCGTCCAGCCATCGCGTTCCAGTGCATCCGCAATGTCCCAACCATCTGGCTGGCCCGTCACATCCACAAAGCGGATGGATCTGGCGCCTGCCCGCTTCAGCAGCTGGGCGACTCCCGGCTTGAACTGATTGGCATCGTTCCTCCACCCCAACATTGCCTGCTGCCCAGGAACGTCGGCATCGGGCCAGAGCACGCAATCCCGGCCGGCCAGTGGCGACCAGTCCGCTTTCGTGACGGCCTTTCCGCCTCCCGACCAGCTGATCGCCGCGTAGCCGGGGAATGCACGCGCCCCCACGTCCCGACACTTCTCTCCCTCTGGGATCAACACCGGCGCGTCGGGTTTCGCGGCCAGGGCATCCAGCCCATACAGCGGCCGCGCCCCTGGAAAGCTCTCAAGGCACCACTGCTTCTGCCCGGTCGGCCCGACGCACCAGGTCACTTGGGGCGTCCACTTCTTCAGCTTGCGGCTGTCGTGGTCGATGAACTCGCAACGCAGCACGTACCCAAGGATCTGCCCTTCCGCGTTGCGGTAGGGAAACACCCTGGCCGGCTTCATCCTGCGGAGCTTGTCGCGCTTAGCGTTCCAGATCGGCACCGTCCAGCCGCTGTCGGTCAGCAATGCGGGCGCATCATCAGGCACGGGTAGGATGGGCACCCACTTCACCCGCAACGATTCTTGGCTCGGGAGTTTCTCGCGCTCTGCCGCGACGCCCAACTGACCGCCACTGAGCTGTGCACATGCCTCAAGGAATCCGATCTGCAGGTGATGCACCAGGAAGCCGATCACGTCGTCATGCGCACCGCAGCCGAAGCAGTGGTAAAAGCCTTTGACTTCATTGACAGTGAAGCTCGGCGAGGACTCATCGTGAAACGGGCATAGCCCGCTGTACTCCCCACGACCAGCTGGCCTGAGCTTGACGTAACGGCCGATGACATCGGCGATGTTTGCCGACTCGCGTACTTCATCGGTGTCTACGTGACTGTTCGCCATCAGCGGCGCCTCGCGGCTTGTGATTCGCGACGCTCGATCATCCACCACTGCACCCGCAGGTACTCGGCAATTCGCTGCCGGCAGCCAACGCCACCCGTGCAAACGCCTGGCGCCTCGCAGTTTTCTGCGATCTGCTCGATCTGTGCGCGCCATTCTGACCGTGGCTGACGGGCAATCAGCAGGGCCTGGTGCAGACATCGATTCACACCCAACGGATACCTCCTTCATCGAGCTGGCGCTGGGCGCTATCTCTACGTTCGGTTTCTTGGCGAATGCGCTCGCGTTCTGCCAGCGCTTCATCGCCTACTAAGCCCGGCACCGCGTCAGTTAACGCGAGTGCCGCCCGCTCCATCGCTTGCCGCGCAGCAGCGCTGGCCGGGCCACGCCTTCGATACCTGGATCGATGGGCGTGGTGGGTTGCCACGTCAGTCCTCAGCTCCCTGCTGACCGGCAGCACGGCATGCGTTCCGCTCCAGCCGGAAACAAAGCGTGCGCACCTCGCGGGAGAGGTCTTGGATGCGATCAGCCTCAGGGACGGTCAACCGCCGATCGGCAAGCGCATCAATGCCGGCGCCTGCAAGTTGGCCTGTCAGCTTGTGCAGTTCCAGCAGCTTTGCCTGGATTGCGGCCAACTCGTCCGGCCAGCCACCGGGAGGTGGTGCGGGTACATAGTCGACCATCAACCCGAACTGCCCCGCCAGCGAGCAAACCCAGTCGGTGGCCATCGCCTGGGTCCCAACGAATCGCTGCAGATACTCGGTTAGGATCTCGGCCATCTCCATCGAGACAGACTCACCCTCGATTCCACGAAGCTTCTTCCGCAACGTTTCAGTGGTGATGGACTTTCCACGCCGCTTGCTGATATGTGCCGCCGCATCTTGCACTCCACCTGGAGCACACGACACGGCATTGTTCAAGGCGTCCCGCCAATGAAGATCAGAGCGTAGGCAAGTCATGCAGCCCCCTGAAATGCCGAGCATTTCATCGTTCCATGCGGGGTAGTGCCGACATCAACATTGCTGCCATGCCAGAGATCATCACGTTCCCTCAGCGCATGCGCTTTCAGGCCATCCGATCCTTTGACGTCCACACGGGGGCGGGAGGTGTTGTTGCAGTCCTGTGGGCGCCCCTGCACTCCGAGTACAAGAAGGGCAATCATCGCCAGGAGGGCCAGAGCCACCCCGCTCTTGCGGATCTGCTGCCACACTCGGAAAAGACGGTAGCGTCGGTGTCCGCGCACCCAGCCGTGGCGAGCTATGGAGAAGATTAGTGCTGGATCACGGGCTGACATTAGCCACCCCCGCCGATCCGTTGACGCGCTTGAAGTAGCCGACGATGGCGCCACCCGCATCACGCTCCCAGCGCACATCCGGTATCAGCTCGTCGGCCGTCACTCTGCCTCCGAGCGTATCGGCTCGCTTCGCGGCGTCCTGGTTCTCAGCCATCGCCGAGGCGACCGCCCTCTCGATGGCAATCGCCACCTCCTCGGTTACACCGTTTTTTCGCCAGTGATAGACGTAGCCAGTCGCGGGCTTGCCGGTCACCCGCCGCGCCAGCTCACTCTGGGTCCCACAGATCGCGATTGCCCGTTGCAGAGGGGTCATGGAATGCCCGTTCACAAGAATTCTTGCGACAAACTAACGCAATCTTTCTTGCGAATCAACAGTGCAAGATTGTTTGCATGTTGATCGGTGAAATCACACGGGGCCTGATGGAGGCCCACGGGCTTGGCGTGGAGGCTCTCGCAGCCCGGGTCCGCGCCGCTGGTGCTCCCAACGTGAAGTACCAGCATATCCAGCAACTACTGGACACCCCTACCCGTCGCCCCAGGTACATGCTGGAACTGGCACGCGCATTCGGTATGTCTGTGGAGCAGTTCCTAAGCTGGGACAAAAGCGAGCCCCTTAGCGCGCTCTCTTCACCTCGTTCTGCACAATCTCAACCCGTGCAACTCGACGCTCCTACCCTTGCCGCGTCGTATCAACTTGTCCGCCTGGCCTGCCTCGCACTTGGATCGTCGTTCGACCCAGAAGACGCGAACGACGCCTCGATTGTCATCTTGGCTCACAGCTACCTGGCTGCGCGCCAGGAGAAGGCAGTTACGCCGGACAACGTGGTCGACTTCACCGCACACCTGCGGAAGCGCCAGATTTCAAAGGGGGTTGATCATGAAGGAAGCGGCAGCACTGGAAGCTCTCGCGCAGGCACTCGCTAGCAAGGTTCGGCAGCAAGCTCAGCCGCCCGATGGAAAGTGCCTGCGCCAGTGTCATACGACTGGGCCTAGCGACGCCATCGCCCTGGCATACATGCGGAGGATTCGGCTGCTGCGCGAAGCCTTCCAGCTCAACTGGCTGGTCGACCAGCACCTAATCCTGAGACAACGTCTCAGCGACCTATCCGCGACAGAGCTGCGCACGCTGCTCTGCGAGATGGAAGAAGCGAGGGAAGCGATCATGGAAGGCTTCCCCCTTGAACAAACCGGCCTTATCAAGAACATGGCCGAAGTGCTGCCACGCCCATAATTGGCGGGCTTACGGGCTACGCCCACCACGCTCGCGGATGAATTCCTCCAGCGTCTGCGGCTCACCGTCATCTCTGGACGTGGCAACACTTGCCACGTCCCTTGGCTCTATACCCTGATCCCGAAGCCCCTGCTTTGCGAGCATGCGGTTGGTTTTGCGCTGCTCCTCTATCAGGACCCGCAACAGAGGCTTGATACCAAAAACCGCCAAGGGCATGAGCAGCCCCAGCAGGGCCAATGCAAACACAGCAAGCGCCACGAGCCAAACACCCACCGCACCCATCGTGCTGAAGAAAACTTCCATAGGCCCCCTCCTCCTTTGAAGGCCCGGAGATTAACACCCGTGAGCCTATTCAGCCGGGGGCCAAACCTGCCCCCAACGCGCGCCCTGAGCACTGGAATGACTCGCACGCAAGTTTTCTTGTTGACTTGCACGCAAGTTTGTTTGTAGAGTCCGCCCTGCCAGCTCTACAGCTGGCGGGCGACCGGCGGGTCGCCACCCTGCCGGCCCCTCCCCTTACCGGCAGCAGCCGCCCCCTCGGCACCTGA